TTACGATCGTAAACTATTTTTTCGCTGATAAAATACAGAGGTTCTCCCTCCCGGCAATTCACGCTCAACATACCGATCCATCTCAAGCCTCACTCCCAGCATCATCAGCATGCCTTCAACAATCCCCTCCGCTTTGTGAAGGCGTTTACCTATACAGGTGTCAGAGCACCCATGTTTCCGTGCCAGCGCCATGAACGTCCCCCCCAGCACGTAATAATCAACCAGCAAGTCATGCAGATCGCGATTGTTCCGGTAAAGGCGGGCTATACACCCGCATATCACCATCGCATCATCGTCACAGCACTGCGGGCGTGATTTTACTTTTTCGGGGATCAGTCCCTTAAATCCGGCGGCAATGGGTGACCAGGTCACATCCTCATGGTTATTTGCCGCCCATGCCCCCCAGCACTCAAGAACCTGCCGGATATCACGCATCAGTATCTTTACCCCATCCGCGATGAACCATAAGAACACCGTTGACAATAGCGTGTCTTTTTCCTTCTTTATCGCCAGTGTATTTTCTGACCGTGTTGCGACTACAGTTCAGTATTCTGGCTACCTCGGTCTGATTTTCATATGCCTCAACGAGCATGTCAGGAATGGTTTTTACTGTGAACGTCATGCGGCCTCACTTCTGCTGTTTCGCAGGTCTTTAAGTTTCTGCTGATACTTCGCCTTGATGGCCCTGCACTCTTCGACAGTCCAGCGATGGCGGTTATGGTTTGATTCGATTTCGTCTACTGCTTCCTGCCCGATGCGATTAATCAGTTCGACGCGATACGGAACGAGATTTCCGCTTTTGTGCTGGTTGCACACCACGCATTGCTTGTGAATATTGCGTTCATCAAATCGGAGTTGAGGTGCCGCAGCAGTTGTCCGGTAATGTCCGGCATCCCACTGAGCAGACGTGAGCGTTCCGCACGAGATACATGGTAAGTCGCGGTCTCTTTCTCTGATGAAGGCGTTTACGGCTTGTTGGGCTTGTTTAATCCAGTAACTGCGGGGCTTTAAGGCGAGTTTTCGAATCTTAATTTTATCTTTCTGTTTCTGCTCCTCTCGTCGTCGTTTCTTCTCTGCTGTTTTTTCCGCCTTTTCGCGTTCTTTATTTCGTCGTTCGAGTGCTAATTTAGTTCCGTGTTCCGGGCTGCACCACCACTGATTTGAGAATGCCGGGTGAAACCATTCCTTACAGATTTTGCATTTCCTTCGCGCTGGTTTAGCCATTAAGCAGCCTCCCCTGTTACTTTAAGCATTCCGTTATCTAGCAGCTTTCTTGTCAGCCACTGTTGACCACGCCCGGTGATTTTTGTGGTGAACGATATCTGTATTCCGTGATTTGTATTGACCGCTGTTTCTTTCACTGTGAAATAGCCGCGATCCATATATTCCTGCATTGGCACATTGCGCCGGGCACCTGAAGCAATAAGGATTTTGTGATCGCGCATCCACGCAAACCGTTTGTTTGGACCAATACCAACAACCTTTGCAAAGTTTCCAATCAAAATTCCGCTGGCCTCGCCAACTCGATCGGCAAACTCAACTTTAGGTGCTGCGAGAGCAAGCTGTTTCTCCAGTTCAGCCTTCTGGTCTTCAAGGTCGGCCGCAAGGCGCAATGCCTCAGAAAAGGTTTGTGGTATTTTCGCGGTTGCCCCTTCGAGTTCTCGCCAGCGGTCAACAAGGCGAGCGGTGAATTCCGGCGACAACTGGGCAACGACAATAATGCTATCGCGCTTACCTTGTTCGCCTTCGAAGACGTAAGCCTCGACACTACGGCGCAGCCCTAAGTTATTGATTTTTTTCGAAAACCTGCAATGCAGGAAGTTGAATAACTCCAGATTTAGCCAGGCGCTCTATTGATATTTTTACGTTATCTGGACGACTTCCCACTAACTCAGCGATTTCAATGCTTGTCATTTTGATGATACTGCTATTTATCAGCTCATTCATTGTCATGTCCTCTCACATTGAAAATTCAGTAATAAAAAACCCAGCCGAAGCTGGGTTTGTTAAGTTGTCAATTGTCAGTAGCGATGCAGTGAAGGCGGCAACTCTTTGTTCTTAAGCCTTACCCATGCGGAAAGGTTCGTTGGTCCGTCTGGCTCATTAATATCAACATCTCGTGTGTGGTTGATTAAAACATCTCTCGCCATTCCGATAACATACGAAAACTCATGACCGTAGTCGTAGCATCTGCCGGAATAGTTCGATTGAATTTGTTTTAGCGCCGGATACAGTTCGCGGAATAATGCCTGTGAGCGGTTAGCATAATCCCATAACCATACAAGGCTGTTTGCTTCTTTTGCGGAAAGCTCGTTGGTGCTCTTCTCTTGTTTGCCAGTATTTTTCTTGCACTGGCTGAAATAGCAGTCTTCCAGTTTTTCGAACACCTCCCACGCCTGATCGGTTTCGAGCATTTTTGCATGACGGGCTGCGCCTCGTTCTGTCCAGAGGATGAGGGAGCGGGCTTTCGGGGAAATTTGTAACCCTCTTAAAGATGGTTGCAAATTTTGTGAGTAGTTTAAAGCTACCCGCAAATTTTTCAGGGCATCGCCAGCCACTTTGAAAAATGCTTCCTTCAATAAAGCGCTCAGCATTTCTGGCGTAGTTATTTTGAATGTTCTTAACTTCAGCACCGTACAACTGCGCCAAAAGTTCGGTGGTAATAACAGGAATCTGGTTATGGGTGATCGGGGAGAGAGTTTCAACAGAGATTTGAGTTGTCATAATGACGCCCTCGAGTGGTTTCTTAATAACTCACCACCGACGACGCCAATCTTCTGGTGGTGAACTGTGCAGGGTTGGCGTAACCGGGAAACCGACCGGCGCGGATCTCTCCGCCCCCACACAGCCCACCATAATTCAGATGTGCGCGTGCATACGACAATAAAAACACGCTCGCGGCGTGTATCTGTCACGGTCTCTATCCAGGACGCCAATCCCGACGCCAGATTTTGCTGGCGCGTGAGGAATATAGCCCCGAATAAATCATCACGTCAATCACCTTGTTTTCCTCGCACGATGTCTTAGCCACCGGATATCCCACAGGTGAGCCGTGTAATTGAAGGTTTTTACGTCAGATTCTTTTGGGATTGGCTTGCGTTTATTTCTGGAGCGTTTCGTTGGAAGGTATTTGCAGTTTTCGCAGATGATGTCGGTGATACTTCGTCGCTGTCGCCTCATGCAGCCCTCCTGACGCCCAGCCCGATCGCCATCAATGCCGCTTTGGATACGGTAGTAAACATCCGTCGAGGACTGATGAACGGTCGCCAAATCAGCAACATTGAGCCTTTGCTGTTTCCCTTCTTCTCCAGCCCTGTCGATGGTTCGATAAAATTAATCCGTCCATCAGTGATGATGCGAACTTCGTCAACACTCTCCAGAGCCTTGCTGAACCATCCGACAGACATATCCTCTGGCACAAGCATCACTACCGTCTGTCGCTGTTGTATGCACTGCTCAGCGGCTTTTTCCACCCACGGCCTGATATTGCTGTACGGTGGGTTATTCCAGATTGCACCGTGGCTTATCCACTCAGAATTTAGCGCGTCGTCAGCCTCAGTTAGCCAGTGAGCGCACAGAGCGTTTTTGTCGCTCGCAGCTGAATCCAGCCAGAATCCAAACTCAATATCCAGCGCATCAAAAAGCCAGAGCGGCGTTTGCCAGCAGTCCTTGTCGTGTGCTGGCGTATTTGATTTGATAGTCATGCAGCCTTCCCTTTTCGTTGTGACCATTCATACTCTCGCCGGGAGTCATCACTCCACCGCACGTTGCGCTCTGAGCCGAACCAGAACATGATTTCGATAAGCTCAGTCATGCTGGCCTTTCGCATTTTGCTGGTACGCACGCCAAGCATGACAACGCCACCGTCGATACCAGGCGCACTTCTTTGCTCCAGTTTTTTGGTCTTAAGCCACAGGGCAGTGAACAGGTCTTTCCAGTCTTCCGGCGCCAGCCGTTGACCATGCCATAGCACCTGACGCGAAACATCGTTCAGCATCGGCCACATGCGGTCATTCTGCGCTTTGCTGCGCTTGGGTTCTTTAACGTGGACTTCGTGGGGTGACTTGTCGTCGATGGGTAGTGAGAGAATGGCGTCTATGGCGTTATTTCTGATTGCTTCGTTGCGAAGCAGAAAGGTTTGCTTCATCTCCTGCTCTCCGGTTCCATTTTTCAGTAGCCGCAGCAACTGATGGTGCCCATGCCACCCTGGCTTCACAGAGGTCACATTCTGCATAGCCCCACACATCAATATTTATTCCGGCCTCAACCCACAGACGAGCATTACCGCCGCAAAACGGACATTCTTTAGCTTTGGCTGGGTTAATGATAGGTCGCTCATGCTCACTCCTTCACTTAAAATCCAGACTCCGGATAATTCTGTTGCGCTGAAACTCATTGTTGAGTTTGAACAACCGTCGAAGAACACGGTCACGCGGATAGCGTCGTGCGGCAGGTGAGTGCTCATACAACTCATCAAGCGGCAAACTGGACGATGAACGATACCGATACCAACGCACCAACTCTTCACGAAAATTAGCCCTGACAAGCTCAGCTATCGTACTCATTTCTTAAAACCTCCTCAAACGCATTCTGACGCATTTTTCATTCTCGCTGCCTATCGACATGCCTTGCACGTGCTTACCTCACCACAGAGCGATTGTGATGCCTTAAAAGCGATTTATTGAAGTGATATTTGCTTCATCGTCACCTCAACTAACAAAACGCCACGCCATTTTTGCTACAGCAACAGGCGCAACACCGATAATCACCCACAGGAGAATGCTACCGAAAAGCACACCCACCAGGTCTTTACCTTCGCCTACCAACCGGACAAAACTGCTGACAACAACAATGAATGTCGCCACCATCCACATAGCACCGAGAATCCTCAATGCAGAGAAAATTAACTCAGCCACGATTTACTCTCCCCCAAATAAAAAGGCCTGCGATTACCAGCAGGCCTGTTATTAGCTCAGTGATGTAGATGGTCATTGCTTCATCTCCCTTTCATTTCATCAATGTCAACGTCATCAGGAAGATGGGAGCAATACGCCGCTATACCATGATGATTTATCTCATACCCTTTGAACGTTACCATCTGGCGCGTAATCTCAACTTCGTTCAGGAATCCGCCATCGCATAACTGCCTGGCTATTTTCGATTTGGTCTGGATTATTGGTAGTGCCTGTTCTTTCAAAGCGTATGATATTTGCGCATCCCATGCCTTTTCGAGAATGGCTAATTGTTTTTTATTCATCAGAATCCTCCTTTCTTCTTGGACTGCGGTTCCTCGCGTTCACGTCGGCGCATTTCAGCAGACTGTTGGTCTGTGTCATAAATAGCGCCATTTGCCTGAATGCAATACACCGTGCCGGTATTGCCATGACGATTGAGACGAAGGATTAGTTCGGTTTCACCAGGTGGAACACTGTCATCAAAAGCACCTTCACGATGGATCCCCACCCAATAATCGCAATCCTGTTCAATCTGCCCTGTATCTCGTGAGTCACTTGGTAATGGGCGTTTATTGGTTCGGCTTTCCAGTGCGCGGTTAAGTTGCGTCAGAAGCACAACAACGCAATCAAGCTCTTTGGCAAGGTTCTTCAGTCCTTTGGTGATCATGCCGTAAGCAAGGTCGTTGCGATCGGCCTTCTCAGCGGTCATTAGTGTCAGGTAATCGACCAGAATCATGCCAACACATCCTTTTTCTCGCTTGATTCGACGGCTTTCGCTGACGATTTGAGCCAGAGATAATCCCGGCGTGTCGTCGATGTAAAGCATGTCGATTTCACTCAAGCGATTGGCTGTTTCGATCGCCCTGTTGAAGTCACCATCGTAATCACCCTGATAGCCGTCATCGGCGTCATTTGTCGCCGGAAGGTAAAAATATTCGGGTTAACACCAGACTTCTGCCCTACCAGTTTTTCCAGTATCTGATCACCTGGCATTTCAAGGCTGAACATCAGAGCGGGCTTTTTCTCATGCACTGCGCAATTGATTGCCATCTGGCTGTATAGCGTCGTTTTCCCCATCTTAGGGCGAGCGCCAATGACAAACAGAGAGCCTTTCACCAGACCTTTCGGTGACAGCATCCTGTCCAGCGATGGGATCCCTGTGCTCATTCCCCGTTGTTCGCCTGATGGGTCAAATCGCTTCTCAAGGTCGCTAACCCAGTCTTCCATGACCTCGCCAAATGAGCGAAGGCCGCGACGCGATCCGGTTTTTGCATGGTCTGTCAGTTGCGTGAAAATCGCCTGAATAGCTTCGTACTTCTGCGTCGCAGTCATTCCGTTGCGGGAATAGAGCAATTCCGTCGCTTCAGTCATGCGGTTGATGGCGTAGCGTTCCATTGCGGTTTCGCGAACCTGCATTGCATAGGCAACGATGTTTGCGGCGCTCGGCGTGTTCTTTGCGATCTCAGCGATATAAGCAAAACCGCCAACAGACGCCGTTAACGATTTACGCTCCAGTTCATCGAAAAGCGTCAGGCCATCTACTGGCTTTTGCTCCCGGTGCATTCTGGTTATTTCTTCGAAAAGGATTTTGTGTGGTCGGCTGTAAAATGAATCGGGCTTCAGCATCGCCAGAACTTTCTGGACGCGCTCACTGCTGTCATCATCCAGAAGCAATCCACCAATCACCGCCTGCTCTGCCTCGATGCTATGGGGCGGCGCATAAAAATTATCGGTCATCGTGTTCACCCTCACGAACTTTCAGGTAGGTATTGTCGTTAAGCAGGAAATCAAATCCCTTTTTGTGCCAGACGGTTCCGCGCTGATGGTTTGGGCGCTCTTCGAACATCCATCGGCAATTTTCGCCTACGTAGCTCAAATAATTTCTCCAGTCCTGCATCGTGAACCCATGCCCGTCAAGCTGGCGGGTTATCACTCCGGCTTTGCGCCAGAACGTTCGGATCTGGTTTTTACGCTTGTCATTCAGTGCGCGGATTTTTGGCGCTTCAGGAAGGATTTCGTGGTAAGCATCGACAACATCCTGACAGCTAACGGAAGGTTTTTTCTTGTCAGACTTTTTGTCTGCTGCGGTACTCTCTAATACGTCAGTATTAGAGATAATATTATTATATTCTTTATCTGTGGTAATTTGCTGGTAATCTGCTGGTACAAAATTTGACTGATAATCGTCATATTTCTCTATCGAGAAAACTGAGAATTTACCGTGTGAAACCCAGTCAATCATGCCGAGTTTTTTGAACTTTCTAAGCAGGTACTGAACGCGATCTGGTTTGAGTCCTGTTTCAAACGCCAGAGAGTTTCTACCGCCAAGTAGCTTCCCTCTGCCTACCAGAATTTCTCCTGCGTCAGTCATTACATACTCAGGCGTATGCTTTGCTTTGAGGATTAAGTGAACCCACAGATGCGCAGCTTCTGCGTCCTTGTAAAACGGCACATCCATAATTTTACGGTGCAGCAAGGCATACCCCTTACCGCTGCTTTGATGCGGTTGTTGTAGCCTTCTGGCCTCTCTGGCTTCGGCTAGATTAGATATGTTACTCATGACCTTTCTCCTTCTGCATCAGCTTCACTTTTTCCAACTCAGCCCGGAATCGACCAGGCTGCTTGAAGCTGGACAGGAAGCGATCACGTAGTATGTGTTTGTGAATTTTGTCCTGGTAAGGACTGAGTTGTTTTGTCATAATTACTCCTGTGGATTGATCCAGTCTTTCTACATCAGGCCTCGAAGAATTCGCCGTTCTTCGGGGCTTTTTCTTTTGTCAGCATTCTGGCTACTTTCTTAGCCAGTTCCGCCAACTCCTCGTCTTCAACACCCCATTCAAGAACAGCCAGAAGCATTCCCATTTTTGGGATGAAGCTGTCTTTCCATCGCGAAATTTGCGATTCATTAATTCCTAACGCGTCAGCAACCTTTCGCTGGCCACGTACAGCAATTCGGTTCAGGATGTTGCTTGTAATTGCATTCGCTTTCTTGCGAGTACTTGTAAGTTGCATATGTAAGTATTTCCTTAGATAACAATTGATTGAATGTATGAACCGCCCCGGAAATCCTGGAGACTAAACTCCCTGAGAAAGAGGTAAACAGGATGACTAAAAATACTCGTTTTTCCCCCGAAGTCCGTCAGCGGGCGATTCGTATGGTTCTGGAAAGTCAGGATGAATATGACTCACAGTGGGCGGCAATTTGTTCCATTGCCCCAAAGATTGGCTGTACGCCGGAGACTCTGCGTGTCTGGGTTCGCCAGCATGAGCGGGATACCGGGGGCGGTGATGGTGGGCTCACCAGCGCTGAACGTCAGCGTCTGAAAGAGCTGGAACGTGAAAATCGTGAACTGCGCCGCAGTAACGATATCCTTCGCCAGGCTTCCGCTTATTTTGCGAAGGCGGAGTTCGACCGCCTCTGGAAAAAATGATGCCACTGCTGGATAAGCTGCGTGAGCAGTACGGGGTCGGACCGGTATGCAGCGAACTGCATATTGCCCCGTCAACGTATTACCATTGTCAGCAACAGCGACATCATCCGGATAAACGCAGTGCCCGTGCGCAGCACGACGACTGGCTGAAGAGAGAGATACAGCGCGTATACGATGAAAATCATCAGGTGTACGGTGTGCGTAAAGTCTGGCGTCAGTTGTTACGGGAAGGAATCAGGGTGGCCAGATGTACAGTGGCACGTCTCATGGCGGTTATGGGACTTGCCGGTGTTCTCCGGGGTAAAAAGGTCCGTACGACCATCAGCCGGAAAGCCGTTGCCGCAGGCGACCGCGTAAACCGTCAGTTCGTGGCAGAACGACCTGACCAGCTGTGGGTGGCTGATTTTACTTACGTCAGCACATGGCAGGGCTTCGTCTATGTGGCGTTTATCATTGATGTGTTTGCCGGATACATCGTGGGGTGGCGGGTCTCATCGTCTATGGAAACGCCTGGACGATGTTTGCGGCAAAGCAGGATGGCGCAATGAATACCGCGATATTCCCAACAACGGCGGCGTTGAATGCGGAATATCAATAAAGATTGATTCCGAATGGGTAACCAAATGGGATGCTGCTGAAAACACGCAGGTAGAAGCCGTCAAAGGTGGTCGTTCAGGTGCAATGAAGCGTGCTGCCGTTCAGTGGGGAATCGGTCGGTATCTGTATAACCTTGAGGAAGGTTTCGCACAAACATCTCTCGATAAAAAGCAGGGGTGGCACAGGGCAAAACTGAAGGATGGAACAGGATTTTACTGGCTCCCTCCATCACTTCCGGGATGGGCAATCCCAGCATCAGATAACAAACCATCACCAGAAAATACCAACCAGAAATCTCCATCGGTTGACTGCGAACAAATCCTGAAAGACTTCAGCGATTATGCAGCGACAGAAACTGACAAGAAAAAACTCATCGAGCGTTATCAGCGTGACTGGCAATTAATGGCTGGCAACGAGGAGGCGCAGGCTAAATGCGTTCAGGTGATGAACATCAGAGTTAACGAACTAAAACAGGAGGCATAAATGGGACGTGGAGTTAATCGCGTAATCATTATCGGTAGATTAGGCCAAGATCCTGAGGTGCGCTATTCACCATCAGGAACGGCATTTGCAAACCTTACAGTTGCTACGTCAGAGCAATGGCGTGATAAGAAAACTGGAGAGCAAAAGGAGCAGACGGAGTGGCACCGCGTGGTAATGAGCGGAAAACTGGCAGAAATTGCCAGCGAATATCTGCGAAAAGGCTCTGAGGTTTATCTTGAAGGTAAATTGCGGACAAGAAAATGGCAGGATCAAAGCGGACAGGATAGGTTCACTACAGAAGTTATCGTGGGCGTTGGTGGAGCCATGCAAATGCTTGGTGGCAAGCAAGGAAGCAATGAACAGTCTTCACCTCAGCGAAATAACGGCCAGCAACAAAGACAGCAATCTCAGCAGCATGGGAATTACGGCGAACCACCTATGAACTTCGACGATGAAATCCCCTTTGCACCAGTAACTCTCCCCTTCCCTCGTCACGCTATTCACGCAATTTAATCAGGAGAAAATCATGCCAGCGCCTCAGTATGGTGCGGATGACCCGCGCCGCTGTTCCGGCAATTCCGTATCGGAGGTGCTGGATAAATTCAGAAAAAACTACGCCCGGATAATGTCGCTACCGCAGGAAACGAAAGAGGAAAAGGAATTTCGCCACTGTATATGGCTTGCAGAGAAAGAAGAGCGCGAGCGAATTTACCAGACATCAATCCGACCATTCCGCAAAGCCACATATACCCACTTCCCTGAAATTGACCCGCGCCTGCGTAATTACCGCTCACGCTATGGCGCTATCAGTAATGACTGAGGAATTTACCATGAGAGGACTTGCATACAATCCCGGCATTCTTCCGGCAGAAATGATTATTCGCCAACGCGTAAAGACAATGCCATCGAGAGAGGAATTGCTTAAGAGAAATTCTTTTCCGTCAGTGAATCAAAACAAATATCTGAATGCGATGTGGCGTAAAGGAGGCAAGCAGTGAGCGAAATTAATTATCAGGCACTGCGTGAAAAGGCAGAGAAAGCAACTAAAGGAAGCTACATCGTAGGGCATACATCTGTTAACCAGCACGGCAATTTAACAGGAGTTTTTGTTTGCCAAAAATGGAAAGGAGAACCCGGTGGTGTGATTGCGGAATGTCATGTTAACTGCCTGGTTGAAACAGATGTTCAGGCTTATGCAAACGCTGAATTTATTGCTGCCTTTAATCCAAATGTTGCGCTGGCGCTTCTGGATGAACGGGAAAGAAACCAGCAATACATCAAACGCCGCGACCAGGAGAACGAGGATATTGCGCTTACGGTTGGGAAGCTGCGCGTTGAGCTTGAAGCAGCAAAATCAAAACTCAACGAGCAGCGCGAGTATTACGAGGGAGTTATCTCTGATGGGTGCAAGCGTATTGCTGAACTGGAAGCGCGGGAAGTTCAATTACCGACTCGCTACGACCTTCGATATGGACACCCGATAAATGCAGATGAGCGACAAGTCATGATACCTAAAGAAAATGGCAGTTGGCTTTACCTGATTGACCTAGAACACGCATTACGCGTCGCTGACATTCGCATCAAAGGTGAGTGATATGGCGTTAACACACCGCGAACTCTGTCAGATTGCGTACAAGTTCCTTAAGCGCAACGGTTTCAAGGTTTGTTTTCATGACCGCTTTATAGCTGTAACCAGTACCGGAGAACAGCCAGATGCTATGGGATTCAGAAATTCAGCATCATGCCTGATAGAGGCGAAATGTTCTCGTGCTGACTTGTTGGCAGATAGAAAAAAGCGTTTTCGTAAAAATCCGTCTCTTGGAATGGGCGACTGGCGATTCTTTATTAGTGAGCCGGGAATTATTTCAATTGAGGATTTACCACCTGGCTGGGGATTACTTCATGAACCGCCCCGGGTTTCCTGGAGAGTGTTTTATCTGTGAACTCAGGCTGCCAGATCATCGTTTCCGATGGAAGCATAATAAGCTTTTTCTGCTTCTGCCGGAGGAGTATGGCCCAGCCTTCCCAGCAATCGTCGATTGTTATACCAGTCCACCCACGTTAGTGTGGCCAGTTCCACTTCTGCACGGTTTTTCCAGCTCTTACGGTGTATTACCTCCGCTTTGTAAAGACCATTGATGCTCTCAGCCATCGCGTTGTCATACGAGTCGCCTGTACTCCCTGTTGATGCCAGTAATCCGGCTTCTTTTAGTCGCTCCGTATAGGCCAGTGACACATACTGAGAGCCTTTATCGCTGTGATGGATGGTGCCAGACGGACGACGGGCCCACAACGCCTGCTCCAGCGCATCCAGCACGAATGTCGTTTCCATAGACGATGAGACCCGCCACCCCACGATGTATCCGGCAAACACATCAATGATAAACGCCACATAGACGAAGCCCTGCCATGTGCTGACGTAAGTAAAATCAGCCACCCACAGCTGGTCAGGTCGTTCTGCCACGAACTGACGGTTTACGCGGTCGCCTGCGGCAACGGCTTTCCGGCTGATGGTCGTACGGACCTTTTTACCCCGGAGAACACCGGCAAGTCCCATAACCGCCATGAGACGTGCCACTGTACATCTGGCCACCCTGATTCCTTCCCGTAACAACTGACGCCAGACTTTACGCACACCGTACACCTGATGATTTTCATCGTATACGCGCTGTATCTCTCTCTTCAGCCAGTCGTCGTGCTGCGCACGGGCACTGCGTTTATCCGGATGATGTCGCTGTTGCTGACAATGGTAATACGTTGACGGGGCAATATGCAGTTCGCTGCATACCGGTCCGACCCCGTACTGCTCACGCAGCTTATCCAGCAGTGGCATCATTTTTTCCAGAGGCGGTCGAACTCCGCCTTCGCAAAATAAGCGGAAGCCTGGCGAAGGATATCGTTACTGCGGCGCAGTTCACGATTTTCACGTTCCAGCTCTTTCAGACGCTGACGTTCAGCGCTGGTGAGCCCACCATCACCGCCCCCGGTATCCCGCTCATGCTGGCGAACCCAGACACGCAGAGTCTCCGGCGTACAGCCAATCTTTGGGGCAATGGAACAAATTGCCGCCCACTGTGAGTCATATTCATCCTGACTTTCCAGAACCATACGAATCGCCCGCTGACGGACTTCGGGGGAAAAACGAGTATTTTTAGTCATCCTGTTTACCTCTTTCTCAGGGAGTTTAGTCTCCAGGAAACCCGGGGCGGTTCATATGGTGTTGATCCCCAAATCCATAACAACGATAAGGCGAAGGCATTAAAGAGTGCTACTGAGCACACTCTCCAAGCCGTAGCGCGGAAATGGTTAGATGAGAAGGTAAAGACATCAGGTATCTCACAAGACCATGCAGCAGACATCTGGCGCAGCTTAGAGAGAAATGTCTTTCCCGGTCTGGGTAATGTCCCTATCAATGAGATCCGACCTAAGCTCTTAAAACAACACCTTGATCCTATTGAGCAACGAGGCGTATTGGAAACTCTACGCCGTATCATTTCACGTCTGAATGAAATCTTCCGGTGGGCAGCTACTGAAGAACTTATTGAGTTCAACCCGGCTGACAACCTTGGTCAAAGATTCAGTAAACCAAAAAAGCAAAATATGCCTGCCCTTCCCCCAAGCGAATTGCCAAGGTTTATGGAATCTTTGACGAATGCGTCAATCCGGTTGGAAACACGTATGCTAATTGAATGGCAATTGTTGACATGGGTTCGTCCGGGTGAAGCCGTTCGCGCAAGGTGGTCTGATATTGATACAACCAACAGCATTTGGAACATTCCTGCTGATTTCATGAAAATGAAAAAGCTTCACAAAGTTCCTTTGAGTAAAGAAGCTTTGCGCATCCTTGAATTAATGAAATCAATAAGTGGGCATAGAGAATGGGTTTTCCCCAGCATAAAAGCGCCTCTTAATCATATGCATGAACAAACAGCCAACGCAGCTATCATCCGAATGGGGTTCGGAGGCGAGCTTGTAGCTCACGGTATGCGTTCTATTGCACGAACAGCGGCAGAGGAGTCTGGTAAATTCAGAGCTGAAGTTCTTGAGGCAGCGCTTGCCCACTCGAAAAAAGATGAAATTATCGCAGCATACAATCGTGCAGAATATCTGATAGAGCGACAGAGTTTGATGCAATGGTGGAGTGATTACGTTCAAGCTCAAAGATCAAATGCTCTGGTAGCCTAAGTATCAGAATAGCTAATATAATCCTGAAGGTAAAGAAAATGGAAACCCTATTCAAAGTTTTTGAAAAATTTAGTTCCAGACCACTTTTTTTTATTTTTTTCGGACTCTCACTTTGTGAATTTTTTCAGAAACAATCTGTTCTGATGAATCCATCAGCAGATAACATCGCGAAATTATTCGCAGCCATGATATTAGTTGTTTTTTTTACTTGGGGATTTGAATGGCTAATCTTCAAGTTCAATGTAAACCTTGAACCTCATGATCAAGGCGATATTGGACCAACAATTGGAACGGCTACTTTAGCTGTATACTTAGTTTATGCCTTTCACTTTCTCAGTGAAAATCCTGAAGCATTAAATTTAAAGTTATTAACTAACTCTGGCTTTATATACAGCACAACTCTATTATTATTCTCATTAGAATGCATGAAGCTTAGAAGACTTAAACAAAAATAA